CTTAAACCTACATCGGGGCAGCCAGCCTGTAGGCACGCGGCGTTAGTCGGGAAGCGTGAATGGCACCGGGAAACCGGCAAAAGTAGCCGACAGCAGGGTGGCTCCGTCAGTCATCAATTCTGCACGACTCGCTTTAGGCGTATTCCGTCTAAACCGTGCAGAGTTCACCATCAGTCATCAGGGTCTAGACCCTCCTTTTAGACCATCTTTAGCCTGAATCAGTCTTGAATCTAGAAGCCTAAACTAAAGTCGTTGCATTAACCTCCGTAAACAGTTACGCTTGTCCTGTCTAACCACAGAGAGGTTTTTATGCACGAATTAGACGAAGCCGCATGGGAGCGATGGGTTGCCTACCGCAAGGCCATCCGCAAGCCCATCAAAGAAGTCAGCGAACACGCGATGAAACTCAAACTGTCGCGGTTTGGTGCTGACCAAGATGCCGTGGTCGAGCAGTCCATTGCTAACCAGTATCAGGGGCTGTTCGAGTTGAAGAAGGCCGCACCCCGTCCGGGCGAGAAGGTTGAGAAGACCGATAAGCAACGCGCCGCAGATGTCGCTCGTCACGCTGAACAGGACGACTGGAACGCGAGGGCTTGGGGCAAGTTGGAGCCGACCCCGCTAAACCGGCTCAAACTCTGTGAGGCATATCTTGCTCGATTAACCATCAACCCTGACCCGGATGCGATGGAGCGTCTGCGGGACTCGACTGCCGCCGCGTTGCGGTCAGTTGATGCAGCCGAGGTGCTGGGTCACCCGCACCTGATGTCGATGGTTCGCCAACTGTTTGGTGAACGCGGCTTGAATAAACTCAAAAAGCGAGAGGTGCAATCGTGAAGTTAACAATCAACGATATGTGGGATGCGTTGAAGGCGTATCAGACGCAGGCAAATGCCGACGGGCATGGCAAGTCGTGGCAAATAGCGTGCCAGACAAAAACCGTAGCCGACATGGACGCTGCAATCGAGGATTCGAGTGAACGGATGCAGGAAGCCGACCCCGATTACGAACGGATGCAGGAAGTTGACCCCGATTACGGGTTGTTTGGTGGTCGCCCGAACGACGATTACGAGCGGATGTACACCGCAGGCGAGGCGATGATTAACGCGGTATATGTGATGCAGTCGGATGTTTCGCAGCAGGAAAACATTACGATGGCAATTCGACTCATCCAAAAGGCGCAGGAAATCGGATGACCCGCACCTGTAAACAATGCGGTCAGAAGTTCTTCGGCGCGTCGAGCATCCTTCAGCATCGCAGCGGTGCGTGCGGTAGCGCGGAACTGCTAAAGTCTCGCGGCTGGGTCAAGACCCGCGCAGGTTGGGTATCGCCACAACGCGCAGCGCACGACAAACGCCGTGGAGTTTGAGCGGCTAATGAAAAACCGGGATGCGCCGCATATTGATTACGGCGCATTCCTAGGGTTGCTGCCAAACAACCCTAAAGCCTGCCCGTGCAATATCGACGGCATTATCGAGCGCAAGGGAAAGTTCCTCGTATTAGAATGGAAGCGCGAGGGTGAGGGGATGTCCGAAGGGCTGCGCCGCACCTTGCAGGCACTCGCTGCCACGCCAAACTTCCAAGTGTGGGTGGTGCGCGGGGATACGGACGAGGGGCTACGGATAGCGCGGTTTTTCTTCGTGCCGCCGCAGGGCAAAGCAATGTTGCTTGGGGAAGGCGTGGAGGAATTTGTACGCGCCTACAAACTCTGGTACGAATGGGCTGACGGGTCTTTCTGATGCGCTACGCCGCGCGCCGTGACGCGAACGATGCCGCCATCACCGCAGCCGTCAGGGCGGCAGGATTTACGGTCTACGACTTGGGACAGGCAGGTCAAGGCGTACCCGACAAACTGGTGACCGCCCCCGGCTTCGCGGCGTTCCTCGAAATTAAGACCCCGAAGGGCAAATTGCGAAGGGGTCAGGAACGCTTCCAGATGGCGTTTGAGCCGCTTGGGATGTGGTACCTAGCCCGTGACCCTGCCGAAACGGTTGCGTGGCTTCAGGCGCGGCTGACGACGACCCAGAAGCCTTGACCCATGAGTTGATGGTGCTGAAGATGGTGGATGTGGAACCGCTCACAGAGCCGGGGAAGCCACCACCGCGCAGGCTCTTGGATGAGGTGGGCGTTCCTGCCGTCGCTTAACACCTTGACCGCCGCCCCCGTGTGGACGCTGAAGAAACCCAACCGGGGCATAATACGGGCGAGGTCGTCCAGCACCGCGTCAAGCCGGTCAGGTTCAATGTGTTCTAGCACATCAATGCAGCAGACCATATCAGCCTCTACGGGAGGCCCGTAAGACGGGAAGGCTGGGTCATAGGGGTGGTAGTTAAACTCCAGTCCTGCGCCCTGTAGGGCGGTCTGAAGGTGCTTCTTGCCAGCACCGTAGTCGGAAATTGACCGGATAGAGTTATCCACAGCCAGTTTGGCGACGAGAGGCGCAAAGGCGAGGGAGGCTACCCCGTAAGCAGGATTTGTGTGCAGTTCGACCTGCTGTGCGCGGTACTCGTCGGAGATAGTAGTCATGCTTGCAACTCTCTGTGGGAGGAGTAGCATTATCGTACCATGGCGAAGCCAAAACCGTCGCGGTATGCTGCCGCGCTGCAATACCTCCAGCAGATGCGCGACCGTGCTAGCGAGTTTGTTAACACACCGGGAACAACGCGGCCCGACGAATATCAAGAGCGGTTTGGGCTACCCGGTGATGCGGTGCCTTCCCTTGCTCAACAAGGTCAAGCAGTAGCGGCGTTTGGGCGTGGCGCAAGCCGTGCGCCATATCGGATGCTTGGAGCGCCTGTAGACATTTCGGCGCTTGGTATGTCTGCGGCTGGCTATCCGACAGAAACCCCCATTGGCGGTTCAGATTGGATGATTGACCAAGCCGCTAGAGCAGGACTTGCTTACCCGCGTACAGACAATGCGATGGAAGCGATTGGCGATGTTGCAGCCAGTTTTGTAAACCCAGTTGGCCCTGCAACACGCATCGGAACCACCATTGAAAGAGGCGTTGAATATGCAAAGTCAATCCCCGGATTTGAGTCACTTGGACGACCCGGAAGAAATCGCAGCATGGCAGAAGCACAGAGAGCGGCTACGCGGGCAGCAGGTGGCACGCCTGCCCTCATCGGCACCCCAACAGAACCCCTCTCCGTTGCCGGTCGCACCTATGTTTCCGGGCCTACCAAAAAAGCCGTAAAGGCTGCGGAAAGTTACGCATCACGCCGGGGAACTTCTTACGCTCCACCGAAAACCTTTAGAAAGGTAATTCCCGAACGAGCAACTAAAATTGCCGCCGCTTACGATGCGATGCCACACGCCCCGAACGACCCAAAGGTTAAGGCAGCATACGATGCGATGATTGACGAGACGCTTGACCAATGGAACGAGATTAAAAAATCCGGTCTAAAGGTCGAGTTTATTCGCCCCGATATGCAAGACCCGTATGCGAAAAGCCCTCGCGCCGCAATCATGGATGTGCGCGACAACAATCACTTGTGGGTGTTTCCAACTGAGAGCGGATTTGGCAGTACAAAAAGCGCCGATGTAGATATTAGCGGCAATCCGTTACTTCGCAAAACAGGCGAGGTTATTGACGGTGTACCGGTTACCGCAAACGATATATTCCGCATCGTTCACGACTACTTCGGGCATCTTAAATATGGGCACGGGTTTCGCGCAGACGGAGAAGAAAACGCTTGGCGAGCGCACTTGGCTATGTACAGCCCATTGGCTCGTAAGGCGGTAACTTCGGAAACACGGGGGCAAAACAGTTGGGTTAACTACGGCCCGTATGGTGAACAGAACCGCAAAGCAAGTGCTGCCGACACGATATATGCTCCGCAAAAAACCGGCTTGCTCCCTGATTGGGTTATGGAAGAAGGTTTGGCAGATGAGTTCTACCCAGAAACACCGCTACGGTTGCCGCCCACCAAAATTGCAGCAGGGTTAACTCTGTACGGGCAAGGACAGCAAGAGCGTAAGTAACAGAAGTAAACTGTTTCATCAGATAAACAATCAAGATATATTAACCACGGTATGCCAGCAGGTCGCCCCAAAGGAAGCCCTAACAAGTCAACCCAAGCAGCAAGGGAGGCCATTTCTCGTTTCGTAGACGGCAACGCAGACCGCCTCCAAGGGTGGCTAGATGAGATACACCAAGAGAAGGGCGCAGAGGCTGCGTTCAAGTGCTTCAGCGACCTACTCGAATACCATGTGCCTAAACTCGCACGGCACGAACACAGCGGCCCGGATGGCAGCAAGATTGAGATTGAGGCGACTTGGGGCAAGCCCGAGTGAAGCAGCGGGTAGAACTCCCGTATCGCCCTAGACGGGCTTTCATGCCGTTCCACGACCGCACAAAGCGGTGGGCCTGCCTAGTCGCGCATCGTCGTGCTGGCAAGACTGTCGCAGCGGTTAACGACATCATCCGCGCAGCATTTATGTACAAGGGGGCAAACGGCCTTTTCGGGTATGTCGCTCCCTACCAGAACCAAGCACGCCGCATTGCGTGGGACTACTTCAAGCACTACGCCCAGCCGCTTATCAACGACATCAATGAGCAGATGATGACCATCACGCTCGTTAACGGGACGAAGGTCAGTCTATTCGGCGCAGACAACGCAGACGCAATGCGCGGCCTCGGGTTCAGCGGCGTGTACATGGACGAGTACGGCGACTTCAAGCCAAGCGTGTTTGGCAATGTCATCCGGCCTGCGCTCTCCGACAAACAAGGCTGGGCTGTGTTCGCCGGTACGCCGAAGGGCAAGAACCAATTCTGGGACATTTACGAGACAGCACGGCGCATCCCAGACGAGTGGTTTGTCCTGCGCCTGCCTGCCAGCGATTCGGGCCTGCTGCCCCAGAGTGAACTCAACGCGGCAAAGGCGCAGTTGTCGGAAGACCAGTACCTCCAAGAGTACGAGTGCAGTTTCGAAGCAGCCATTATCGGTGCGTTTTTTGGCACAGAGATGCGGCAGGCAGAGCCGCGCATTAACGAGCGTGTAGTCTTTACGGAGGGGTATCCGGTACACACCGCATGGGACTTGGGCTACCGCGACGACACGGCTATCTGGTGGTATCAGGTCGTGGGCGGCGAAGTGCGTGTCATCGACTTCTTCGCCGTCTCGGGTGCAGACATCCGCGCCATTGCGGAGGTAGTCGTTAACAAGGGTTACACCTACGGCAAGCATCACCTGCCGCATGACGCACGGGCGAAGTCGCTTCAAACGGGGCGCAGCATCGTAGAGCAGTTGGCTGACCACCTCGGCATCAACCATTTGTCTGTGGTGCCGAACATCGGCTTGCAGGACGGAATCCAAGCAATTCGCCAGATGTTGCCCCGAACTTGGTTCAATTCCGTAAAATGTGGCGACGGAATAGAGGCTTTACGCCAGTATCAACGAGAGTATGATGAGGACAAGAAAGCGTTCAGGGCATCACCCCGACACGATTGGACATCACACCCTGCCGACGCTTTCCGTATGCTAGCCGTTGCGTGGAGGGCTGAACCGTCCGCGCAGAGGCCGTTAGAGAGCAAGACCTTGATTGTTGGGCCACAGAATGAGGTCACGCTAAACGATATGTGGCAGGTTCACGAGCGTAGCGTCTCAAGGAGGGCGCGAATATGAGTGGCGTAAATCTTCCGTATCAATACCCCTACGAGACGGTCGCCGTTTCGCAGACCGCGCAGGTGCTTGGCACTAACGGCGCGGCAAACGATTACCTGCATCGCATCGTGGTGACGGTATCAACGGCGCTGACTTCAACCGTCAGCATCATCGACGGCAGCACGACCATCCTTTCCATCCCAGCGAGTACGGCTGTTGGCGTGTATGTCGTGGAACTTGGCCTCAACGCGGCTACCGGCCCGTGGAAGGTCACGACGGGTGCAGGCGCTGCTGTGCTGGCGGTTGGACTGTTTAGCAAATGAACCGTAAGCCCGGACTCTACGCCAACATCCTAGCGAAGCAGGAGCGCATCGCAGCCGGTAGCGGCGAGAGGATGCGTAAGCCCGGAGAGGCTGGTGCGCCGACCGCAAAGGCGTTCCGCGAGTCTGCCAAGACCGCTAAACCAGAGAAAAAGGGTTACTGATGAGCGCAGCGTGGCAGCGTAGTGAAGGCAAGAACCCGAAGGGCGGTTTGAACGCCAAGGGCCGCGCTTCCTACAAAGCCGAGACGGGCGGCACGCTCAAGCCCCCGGTGAAGGGCGGCGACAATCCTCGCCGCGCATCGTTCCTCGCACGCATGGGCAACATGGCTGGGCCGATGGAAAAAAACGGCAAGCCGACACGCCTTGCGCTTGCGCTGCGTGCTTGGGGTGCGTCGAGCAAGGAAGATGCGAAGGCAAAGGCTAGAGCCATCTCTGCGCGAAACAAGAAGGACTAACAGATGGACGAGACCGTTAGCCGAGAACTTGAGAAGTACCTGCGGGTCATCGGCACCTACGAAAATGAGTTTGCCAAGTGGCAGGCGCGGGTAAAGAAACTCGTCAAGCGTTACCGCGACGACACTAGAGGTTCAGGCGGCAACGAAACCGCCAAGTTCAACATCCTGTGGAGCAATGTCCAGACGCTCATCCCTGCCGTTTACGCCAAACTGCCGAAGGCTGATGTACAGCGCCGTTTCGGTGACAACGACCCCGTTGGGCGTGTCGCTGCACGGCTGGTCGAACGCGCCATCGACTTTGAGATTGAGCATTACCCCGACTTCCGCTCGACCATGAAATACGATGTCGAGGATAGGTTCCTCGGCGGTCGAGGCACGGCATGGGTGCGGTACGAGCCTCATGTTGCCCCCATTGGCGTAGAGGACGATGGCGTGTCCATCACTTCCGCCATCGAACAGGGCGAGGGCGCACCGCCGCCGCTTGAAGAGATTGAGTACGAACGCGCCCCGGTCGATTATGTCCATTGGAAGGACTTTGGACACTCACAGGGCCGCACTTGGGAAGAGGTGGGGCAGGTATGGCGCTGGGTCTACATGACCCGTGAGGCGCTTGTAGAGCGTTTTGGCGAGGAAATGGCGCGTCAGATACCGACCGACCAAGGCCCGGAGACGCTCAACGCCTACCGCGACAGCAAGCGTCAGTACAACCTCGCCAAAATCTGCGAACTCTGGGACAAGGAGACGCTGAAGGTCTACTGGTTGTCAAAGGGTATGTCGCACTTCATCGATGTGCGTGACGACCCGCTCAACTTCGAGGGGTTCTTCCCCTGCCCGAAGCCGCTTTACGCCACGACGACCTCGGACAACCTTGTGCCTGTCCCCGACTTCGTGCTGTACCAAGACCAAGCGATGGAGTTGGACATCCTCTCTGACCGCATTGATGGTCTGGTCAAGGCGCTGCGTGTGCGCGGCGTGTACGATGCCAGCCAACCGGCGTTGCAGCGTCTGATGACCGAGGGCGACAACAACGCCCTTATCCCGGTGGACAAATGGGCGGCGTTTAGCGAGAAGGGCGGCTTGAAGGGCAGCGTTGACTTGCTGCCGCTCGACACCATCGCGCAGGCGCTCATCCAATGCTATCAGGCACGCGCTGACATCAAGGGTCAGATATACGAAATCACGGGCATCAGCGACATCATCCGTGGTCAATCTGCGGCCTCGGAGACGGCGACGGCGCAGCAAATCAAGGGTCAGTACGCTGGCCTGCGTCTGCGGTCGATGCAGGAAGATGTGGCGCTCTTTGCAACCGAGGTCATCAGGCTTAAGGCGCAGGTGATGTGTATGCGGTACCAGCCGCAGACCATCCTCGCCTACTCTGCCGCAGAGCAGATGTCGGACGCTGACAAGGCGCTCATCCCGCAGGCGTTGCAACTCATCCGCGACAAGCCGCTGCGTAACTTCCGCATCGACATTGCCGCTGACAGCCTTGTGCAGATTGATGAGGTGCAAGAGAAGCAGGACAGGCTCCAGTTCCTGCAAGCCTTCGGCGGCTTCTTGCAGCAGGCGTTGCCGGTCGGTCAAGCCTCGCCGGAACTTGTCCCGGTGATGATGGACTTGCTCAAGTACGGCGTGCAGGCGTTCAAGGCGGCGCGTCCGCTTGAGGGTACGATTGACGCTGCAACGGAGCAGTTGAAGCAGATGGCAGCGCAGCCCCGTGAGAACCCCGCCGCGCAACAGGCGCAGATGGAGGCACAGGCTGAACAGGCCAAGTCGCAGATGCTCATGCAGATTGAGCAGGCCAAGTTGCAGCAATCGGCGCAGGTCGAGGCGCTCAAGGCGCAGAATGACCAGCAACTGGAGCAGATGAAACAGCAGTTTGAGGCGCAACTTGCACAGCAGAAAATCGCCGCAGAGCAGCAGATGGCGAAGTACAAAGCCGACTTGGACGCTGCCACAAAGGTCATGGTCGCCCGTATCTCGGCTAACCCCGGCCTCGACATCCCCGCTCTGGAGCAGCAGCAAGCCGTCACCGAGCGCGTCATGCAAGACATGGGCGGCGAGGTGAGGCAGGCGATGCAGAACCTCGTGGCGCTCTACGGTCAGATGGCATCGTCCAACGACGAGAACATGAAGGGCGTGCGTACTGCCCTTGCCACGCTGACTGCCCCCAAGCGCATCGTGCGCGGCCCTGATGGGCGTGCGGTGGGCGTGGAGGCGGTGCAGCAAGCCCTTGAACTGGAGCCGCGACTGCAATGATTACGACGACGAAAGGCATGATGGATGAAGCCCTGCTGGATAAGCGCGAGGGCGAGGTTAACAACGACCACGAACACACCCGATGGGTGGAATACTGGCATGAGGGCGAGTTGGTGCATCGGTCTGTCCATGTCCACCTAAAGGAAGCCCCGGCCCTCTTTGGCGAACTGGAGAAATTCTGATGGCTAACACGCAGGCAATGTGTACCTCTTTCAAGGTTGAAATCCTCGGCGGTGTACACGCCATTGGCACCCCGCCCACCCGTGGCTCAACCGCGAAGGACACCTTCAAGGCTGCGCTCTACGAGGCCACGGCTACCGTTAACGCTGCCACGACCGCCTATAACGCCTCTGGAGAGGTGTCGGGCGCGGGGTATAGCGCGGGTGGCATCACCGTTTCCAACGCCACAGCGCCCACCTCAACGGGAACCACGGCGTATTGGACACCCTCTGCCTCGCTGACCTATTCCGCTGTAACGCTGACAACGGCGTTTGACGCTGTGTTGATATACAACAGCACGCAGGGTGACAAGGCGGTAGCGGTCTACACCTTCGGGTCGCAGACGGTAACGGCGGGTAACTTTATCCTCACGATGCCCGTTAGTGACGCATCAACCGCGCTTCTGCGGATTGCGTGATGAGTCGTGGCGAAGGGGCCGTGGAATACAGGTACATGGGATGACGCGGAATGGGACAGTCTCCCGGTCACAAGCGTCACCGGAACAGGCGGCGTCGGTAGCCTCGGCACCCAGCAAAGCGTCACGCTCACGGGCAACGCTGCAACGGGCGAGACGGGAAGCGTCGGAGCAAGCCTTGAGACGGGCCTTACGGGTGTCAGCGCCGTTGGAGCCGTTGGAGATGAAACCGATTCGGTCGAGGTTGCCCTTGCCGGTGTGGGAGCATCTGGTCAAACAGGTGTTGTTAACCTTCAAGGAGAGGTTGCACTTGCCGGTGTGGAAGCGACCGGAGCAACCGGCACGCTCATTCCGCAAGGCGAGTTTGCGCTTTCTGGGGTATCTGCTGCCGGTGCGACAGGTGCCGTTGCCACACAGAGCCAAGCAATCCTCTCGGGGGTTGATGCAACCGGCGCAACTGGAACCCTCACCGCCTCCATCCAGCCCATCATCGTCATCAGCGATTCCCACGAAGGCGATAAAAAGCGCAAAAAGCATTGGGAAGAAGAGCAAGAAAAACGCGAGAAGCGCAAGCAAGAGTTAATCTCGGTTTACGAACAACTGCTTGAGGCACGCCCAGAGATTGCCGAAACGATTGTAGAGCCGCATATAACTGTTAACATCGCACAACCAACAATTAACTGGGACTCCCTGTTAACTGACATTGATAGGGTTGAGCGATTGATGCGAGAGCATCAGGAAATGGACGACGAAGAAGTATTGTTGCTGCTATGAAACGAACTTATGTAATGGTTGACGGTGAGTTTGTCGAGCGCAAGCGTGACGCAAGCGGTCGGCATCACTACATCATGCCGGACATCGCGCCGTACAAGTCGATGATTGACGGGCGCATGATTACCTCCCGTTCGCAGCATCGTCTGCACCTCAAGGCTCACGGCTGCGTTGAGGTTGGCAACGAAGACCCGACAAAGTTCGTCAGCAAGCAAAAACCCAAGAACAATCGAGTGGATGTGCTGCGTCACCAGTTGTCGAGCATGACCCACTCGGATGCCAACAAGTTGTTGTCGCGGTTGCGCGATGAAATCCGATTTACCCACGACCCCCACAGGAGACGGTAATGGAACAGGCCCCACAGGCAGAGACGCTCGACCGCAAGGAGTTGCTTGAACAGCAGTTTGAGCAGAGCGATGAAACCCCTTCACAGGGGCGGGATGAACAGGGACGCTTTGCGGGAACGCAAGAGCAACCCGTAGAAGCCGCCGAAGAACCCTTGTGGCGCAAGCCGCCTGCCTCGTGGAAGAAGGAATATCACGAGCATTGGGCAAAGGCTGACCCCAAGATTCAGGAATACGCTTGGCAACGCGAAGAACAGATGAAGCGCGGCGTAGAACCGTTGCTCTCCAAGGCGCAGTTTGCCGATGCGATGAATCAGGCGCTGGAGCCGTACCTGCCGACCATTCAGGGGCTGGGTCTGAAGCCGGAGCAGGCGGTTGCCGCTCTCGCGCAGGCCGATTACACGCTGCGTAATAGCCCCCCGGCGCAGAAGATGCAGTACCTGACGCAATTGGCTGCGTCATACGGCATCAACCTTAACCAAGTCATGCAGGGGGGTCAGCAGACCGCCCAACCCTCCATTGACCCGATGGTGTATCAGTTGCAAAACGAACTGAACACCGTCCGTGGCGAGGTCATGGGGTGGAAGCAACAGCAGGAGATGGCTGAAAACCAGACCCTGCTAAACGAAATTAACAGTTTCTCGATGACGGCTGAACACTTTGAGGAAGCGCGTCCGACGATGATTCAGTTGCTCCAATCTGGGGTGGCTGAAACGCTGGACGATGCTTACGAAAAGGCAATTAGGCTTGATTCGGATTTGTTTGACAAAGTGCAATCGGCCCGACAGGCAGAGGTTTCACAGCGTCAGGCAACAGAGAAGAACCGTGCGGTGAAAATTGCACGGGCTGCTGCGGTCAGCGTCAGAGGTTCCACACCCGGAACTAACACGGCTCCCAAGGCGCATAGTCGCCGCGCAATGTTGGAAGAAGCGTTTGAAGAATCCAACTCGCGGTTGTAACCAACTGATATAGGAGCATTGAAATGGCTTATGCCAATTCCAGTATCAGCGACATTATCGCTACTAACATTCAGAGCCGTAGCGGTGAACTCGCTGACAACGTGACGAACAACAATGCGTTGCTTCGTCGATTGAAGGAGCGCGGGAACGTCAAGACGTTCTCGGGCGGTAACGTGATTTTGCAAGAAATCATGTACAACGACACCACCACGAACAACACCAATTCGTACTCCGGGTACGAGGTGCTGAACGTCGGTCAGAACTCGCCCATCTCTGCGGCGCAGTTCAGCATCACGCAGTACGCGTCTGCTGTGTCCATCTCGGGTCTGGAGATGATTC